TATGGTTAGCTGAAAAGAACGGTGTTGAAAAGACAAAAACGGAAGCACAGGCTTTAGTGACTGCAGAAGTAACTGCGGCACAAGAAGCGTGGGACGCATTGTCTGATGAGCAGAAAACTATGCACGATAGACCAGGTCCAATAACACTCCCATAAGGAATTTATAAATGGCTGGCTACAACACAATTAGAGGACTGAGAGTTAAATATTTATCAGCAGATCCTGCAAATCCAGAAAATGGACAGGTATGGTATAATTCTACTACAGGTAATTTGCGTGTTGATGGTATGGTTTTAGCTGGTTCATGGTCATCAGGAGGAGCACTACCGGCTGCAACTAATAGTGGAGGAGCCTCTGGCTCTGGAACTAAAACTGCAAGTATTTATTTTGGTGGTCATAATGGTTCTACATATTTAACTACATCTCAAACTTATAATGGAACAAGTTGGACAGGTCAACCAACTATGTCTTATGCAAAAGGTTCACAAGGATCCGCTGGAACGCAAACAGCAGCAATAGGATTTGCAGGTTATTCAAATACCACCGGTCCTGCTGGTCCTTACGGATCCTGGATTTCAACAGAATCGTGGAATGGATCTACTTGGACAACAAGTGGAGATATAAATTCAAATAGATATTCAGGAACTGGAATTGGATTACAAACAGCGGCATTATATGCAGGGGGATTTTTATCTGGTCAACCAGCAGCTAATGGATCTAGAACTGAGGTAGAATCTTATAATGGTTCTGCTTGGACAGCAGTTAGTGCATTAAGTCAAAGAAGACAAGCTTTAGCTTCCTCTGGTACACAAACAGCGGCATTAGCTCTCGGTGGATGGATATCTCCAGGTAGTATAACTGCAGTTGCAGAATCTTATAATGGTTCATCTTGGACTTCGGGAACTTCAATGGGAACTGCTAAATATGGATTAGGAAGTTGTGGGACTCAAACCGCAGCTTTAGTTTTTGGTGGTGCACTACCAGCAAAAACAGGAGCAACAGAAGAATACGATGGTTCTAGTTGGACAACTATTAATTCTCTAGCTACAGCTAGAAGCAGCCTTAGTGGTTCTGGAACTACTACTGCAGCTCTTGCTATTGGTGGAAACACTGGATCGATAACAGCAGTAACAGAAGCATTTACTGGACCTTCAACTCAAATTAAAAACATCACTACAAGTTAACTTGACTTATGACCAGTAATGGTTATATTAAATCTATTCAATGAAAGGAATAAACAATGACTGAAAAAAGAAATATACATGAGCTAATTGTAAAAGAAGCACCGAGTCTTAATAATTTATTAGATGCAGAAGATGTTTCTAAATTTAAAGAATTAACAGGAGAGCTAAGAGATACTTGGACTAAGAAACAAGTCTTTAGAACTGAAACAGAAATGAGAATGTCTGTTCTTCAAGATGCTAAGTATCCAACGAAGGCTTCTAAGTACTGGCAATGTGTGAGAGAACAAAATGTATTCCTAGAAAACTTAATGTCTTTATCTTTTGATGCTAGACGTAATGAAGTTAAACTTAAAAAATTAAAACAAAAATTAGAGACTGAAAAAGATCCAATTAAATTAGAACTTATTCAAATTGATATAGATGAGAAAACTTATTCAGTCGCTAACATGCAACTTGTGGCAAGGGACAGAATGAGAGAAATTAAATTATGGTCTTCTTTAAAAAAAGAATTTGACGATGGGTCTTTTGATACAAAAGATGTTAACAGACATCAATTAGACTCTTATCATTTGATAATGAAAAACAAAGCAGAGACATTAACATCAGGTTCTTCGCAACCGGAAGTGTTTAATGTATTAGGACAATTACAAACAATAGAAAGAGTTAAAAAATCAGGAGAAATGATCTATAACAAGAAAGAACGATTGACTAATGACCTCGGAGCCAAACCAGAATAAGAAACTATTTTTTTTAGTAGCACTACCACGATCTGGTAATACGATGTTCGCATCGATTATGAACCAGAATAAAGATCTAGTGGTGACTGCAAACTCTATTACGTTAGAGATTATGAAAGATCTCTTTCTCCTTAAACAAACAGATGTCTTTCAAAATTTCCAAGACCACAAGTCTTTAGATAATGTATTAGATTCAGTCTATGATATTTACTATAAAAACTGGCCACAAAGAGTAATCATTGACCGGGGACCTGTAACAACAATCGGTAATTTTGAATTATTTAAAAAACATTTTAAACGACCCTTTAAATGTATTGTCGTTCTTAGAGATTTAATGGATGTCCTTGCAAGTTATATGCAGTGGTACACAGAAAACCCCGATGCATTTCCTAATAGATTTAATTGCAAAAATGATGATGAAAAACTTGGAATGATTATGAATAAAGATGGTGCAGTTGCTAAAGATTTAGAAGCAATTAAAAACGCTTTTAATTATAAAGACACATGTCACTTTGTAAAATATGATGATATGGTCACCAACCCAGAACAAGAGTTTAGAAAAATATATCAATTCTTAGATGAGCCTTATTTTAATCATAGGTTTTTTGATCTAGATCAAATTAATATTAACGGTTTACCTTATGATGATAAAGTGGTAGGTGGTAATATGCACAAAGTTTGGAGTGGCAAAGTAGAGAAAAGATATAATCCCTACATTGAAAAGATTCCAGAACGAATTAGAAAGAATTATGGACACATTAAATTTTAGTATCTGTCCCTTAGGACAAACAGTTTTAAAGTATCAAGTACCCCTTGATGTATTTAACACTATCAACAATATTTACGAAACAAAGTATCCAACACTACCTCCAGCTAATAAACAATTGGTTGGTAAGATTGAAAAAGAACACAGTTTATTTTATCAAGGAGCAGACACTTCAAAGATGCATCACCACAATATGTTACCAGATAATGTATTGCAATGGGTTGATAAAGCTATGGGTCACTATCTAGATTTTAATAAGATCAAAGAATATAAAAAATCTTTAAACTCCGTTTGGGTTAATCAAATGTTTCAACACGAATACAATCCAGTGCACGTGCACCAAGGTTCTTTATATACTGGTCTATCAAGTGTTATGATTTTAAAATTACCAGAATCTTTTGGAGTAGAATATTCATCAGAACAAAACCCTATGAATGGAAAATTACAAATCATGGGATCGGTATCCGGTCAATTTGCAACCTGTGATTATTCTCCTGATATTAAAGAGAGAGATTTTTATATATTTCCATATGATGTTAGACACTGTGTCTACCCTTTTAATGGACCAGGATATAGACGAACGTTGTCTGCAAACATGGATGTAGACTATAACCCAATAATGAACAGAGGGAGAGATTAATGTACGAAAATAAAATAATAACAGAACCTAAATGGAAAAGTTGGATTGTTCAAACGACAACACCCTTGTTCACACCAGATCAATGTAATCAAATTATTGCATCAGGTAGAGCACAGAAACCGCAAGAAGCACAAGTGGGTATGAATAAACCAGGGGGTGGAACCGATACAAAGAAAAGAGTAACGACAATAAGTTGGATTCCATTTAAAGAAATGGGACATATGTATCGGGATTTAAATTCATTTATTCAAAAAGCAAATGAAAATCATTTTGGTTTTGGTGACATACAAGTTACGGAGAATGCACAGTTTACAGAATACCCTCAAGGAGGATTCTATGATTGGCATATGGATTGTGATGTGAACATGGAACACGAACCTCCGGTTAGAAAAATATCAATGACACTATTGTTAAACGACCCTTCTGAATTTGAAGGCGGTCAGTTAGAATTAATGGCCCCAGGAAAATTTGCAGACTTAAAACAAGGTCATGCAATTATATTTGCATCATTTTTAAATCATAGAGTTAATCCAGTAACTAGAGGTATGAGACAGTCTCTTGTTGTGTGGTTTGGAGGCAAAGCTTTTAGATGATTAGAGAAGAATTTTTTCCCACAAGTGTTTTTGGTAAAGACATAAGATTAGATAATGATAAACTAGCACAAGACATTGTCAACTGGTCTAATCAAGACAAGGGAGTACAGAAAACAAATGTTAAGGGATGGCATTCTACAACCGACATGGCATCAAAGCCAGAGTATCAACCTTTAGTCAACGAACTAATGATTATGTGTAAAGATATATTTAAAGAAGAATGGTTAGATAGAGAGCCCGTCCTTGGTAATATGTGGGCTAATATAAATCCTAAAGATGGATTAAACCAACCCCATATACATCCAAACTCATTATTCTCAGGTGTGTATTATATTAAATCAAATCCACAAGCTGGAAGACTTAAAATATATGACCCTAGACCAGGGGCACAAATAGTAATGCCTGTAAGATTAGAAGGGAAACCCCCTAAACATTTATGGAGAGATGCTAACCTTGACCCTTTTCCAGGACGTATTATAATGTTTCCTGCATGGTTGTGGCATTCAGTTGAACCTAATCAATCAAATGAGATAAGAATATCAGTGAGTTTTAATTTTATACAACATGGCTTTTAATAAATATCAAGTAATCAAAGGTGCACTTAGCTATGAGTTAGCTAATTTTATATTTAACTATTTTCTTCTTAAACGAGATGCAGTTAAATATATGTACGAAAATAATATAACCTATGACAATGGTATGTTAGGTACATGGACCGATGCACAAATACCTAATACTTATTCATGCTATGCTGATAATGTAATGGAGACTTTATTAATGAAAGTACTACCAGTCATGGCAAAAGAGACAGGGCTACAGTTAGTTCCAACCTATTCCTATGCAAGAATTTACAAGAACGGCGACACTCTTCATAGACACAAAGACAGACCAAGCTGTGAGATATCGACTACGATAAACTTAGGTGGAGACCCATGGCCCATATTTATAGATGGCACAGGCGCAAATAACGTTATGAATGAAAGACAAAATTTAGTTAAGCCCGGTGCTCCGAAAGGTACAAAAGTCCTACTTGATGTTGGCGATATGTTAGTATACAGTGGATGTGAATTAGAGCATTGGAGAGAACCTTTTGAAGGAACTACTTGTGGACAAGTATTTCTTCACTATAACCATGTGAATGGTCCTTTTGCAGAAAAGAATAGGTTTGACAAAAGGCCGATGTTAGGTGTTCCACCAATACGGAATGCATAATATAATGGAGTTATATGTTACAAAAATTAGGGTTTGCACCAGGATTCAACAAACAAGTCTCAGAACTCGGGGCCGAGGGACAATGGACTACTGGAAATAATGTACGTTTTAGATATGGTACACCTGAAAAGATAGGTGGCTGGACTCAATTAGGTGACGATAAGCTTACCGGTGCCGGTAGAGCGATCCATCATTGGGACAATAATGCTGGTGTTAAATACGCAGCAATAGGAACTAACAGAATTTTATACGTTTATTCAGGTGGAACATTTTACGATATTCACCCCATAAGAGTTACAATAACTGGGGCTGATTTTACAAGTATAGGTTCTTCAAAAAGTGTCACCATTACAGTAAGCTCAACTACTGGTTTAGGTGAAAATGATATTGTTATGTTTGATTCGGTAACAGGGTTATCTGGATCAACATTTACCAATGCGACCTTTGAAGACCAAAAATTTATGGTAACTTCCGTACCATCTTCAACTACATTTACAATTACCATGGCTACTACAGAAACAGGAACTCCTGTAACAAATGCAGGGTCAGCATCTGTTCTTTGTTATTATGCAGTTGGCCCTTCTCAGCAATTAGGGGGCTATGGTTTTGGTACAGGTTTATTCGGTGGTACTTCTTTAGGGACAGCTTCCACTACATTAGCGACAACATTGGCTGACAGTGCACTAGCCACAACAGTCATTTTAACTAACTCAGCTGCTTTTCCTTCAACGGGTGAAATCAGAATAGGCACAGAAGATATAAGTTTTACAGCAAATAATACTTCCACTAATACTTTAAGTGGAGGAGCGCGTGCAGTTAATGGAACAACAAGAGCAGCTCATACTGCCGGAGTAACGATCACTAATATCTCAGGCTATGTTGCTTGGGGAGATCCGTCCTCTTCTGACTTTACAATTGACCCGGGTCTATGGGTTCTGGATAATTATGGTACAAAATTAATTGCTCTTATCTATAATGGTAAATGTTTTGAATGGGATGCCTCATCCGCGTCCGCCGTATCCACTAGAGCAACAGTTATTTCTGGTGCACCCACAGCTTCACGTCATGTCTTGGTATCAACACCAGATAGACACTTAGTATTTTTTGGAACAGAAACCAAGATTGGAGATACTTCAACACAAGATGATATGTTTATAAGGTTTTCTACTCAAGAGGATATTAATACCTACACAGTTACTGCAGAAAATACTGCAGGTACACAGAGACTGGCCGCAGGCTCAAAGATTATGGGGGCTATAAAAGGTAGGGATGCTATTTACGTATGGACCGATACCTCATTATTTTTAATGCAATTTGTAGGTCAACCTTTTACTTTCTCTTTTCAACAAGCAGGGACTAACTGTGGATTATTTGGCAAGAACTCATGTATTGAAGTAGATGGTTCTGCATTCTGGATGTCAGAGAATGGTTTCTTTAGGTACAGTGGTGAATTAAGTTCTATGTCTTGTTTAGTTGAAGACGATGTTTACGACGATATTAACGCTACTTCTAGAGACCTTATTAACTGTGGCTTGAATAATTTGTTTGGAGAAATAAATTGGTTCTACGCAACTGCTGCATCTGATGCAGTGAACAGAGTGGTGACCTATAACTATGGTGAGTCTACTAGAGATAGACAAGTATGGACGACAGGAGATTTACCCCGAGCCGCGTGGCAGGATTCTGCTGTCTATGACAAACCGCATGCGACTTATTATAATCCGGCTGATGATGCCTCATTCGATGTTACTGGCAATACGGATGGAAGTACCATATACTATAACCAGGAAACAGGGACAGATCAAATTAATGCTGGAGGGGTTGTTACTCCTATGATAGGAACAATTACTTCTGGAGATTTTGATATAACACAGAAAAGATCTGCACAGGGTACGGTTGCAGGCATGCCAGACCTTAGAGGAGACGGTGAATACATTATGAGAATCAGCAAATTTATACCAGATTTTATTTCACAAACGGGTAATACAACTTTAACGTTTGCGACTAAAGAGTATCCAAATAGTACTCCCGCAAGCACAAGTTATTCAGTGAGCAGTTCAAAAACTTTTCACAGTACAAGACTAAGAGGAAGGTCGATACAATTGACGGTTGCTAATACCGTTGCATCAGAAGACTGGAAACTTGGTACATTAAGATTAGATATACACCCAGGAGGGAGAAGATAATGGCTACAGATAAAAAAATTAAATATGAGATGCAAGGGGAAGTTAGAAACTATCTCGGCAAACAGAAAATGGTTAAGGCGCCTTTAAATTGGCAATCGGGCCCTGATCATCCAGCAACAGAATTAGCTTACATTACAAAAAAAGAAAAAGACTTATTAGTTAAAAAAGATTTACACAACTCTTTAAATGGTGGAGTGAATAGAGGACCATCAGGTATCATGAGTTTAAATGGTTGGGGATCAAGAGACTCTTCTCAGAATAGAGCGGGCTCAGATATAAGCGCAGGGATGGATAAAAGCACTAGTGATCAAGGATGGAGTGGTGGAGGTGGATTTACTAATCAAGATGCAATATCTCCAGCCACAGAAAAATTAGCAGAAGCAAAACAAAATGCAGAACTTGGTATTGATCCTACAGCACGTCCAAATAAATGGGGAGGATTAGGGGGTTTATTAAGAGGAGCACTAGGTATATTTGGAGGTGTTCCAGGAAAACTTCTAAGTGGATTTATGGGTGCTAAAGATTGGGCAAAAAATAAAGGCCAATCTTTTGGAGAAGAGATTAAAGAATTTGGTGATTACCCTACCATGGATAGATATTTAAATAGAAACACGGATAAGTATAAAGACAAACCTTACCTAGGTCAGGGGAACAGTAATTATAATTTTAATGGTGCGTCCCAAGGAAATAACTTAGGACTCTACACAGATAGACAAAATGAGTCAATAGGTCCGGGTAAAAGAGTGGGTGAAGATCAAGGCTATTATGGTATGGGTGGTCGGTATGATATGAGCAGGATGCCAAACAATCTATCCTTTAATACGGGAGCAAATAATATTAATAATCAAGGTATAATCAACACCGACGCATTTAATAATCTGGGTACGAACAACATGTCTATTGAAGAACAAAATCAGTGGTTTGGTGGACCATAATGGCTAAAATTGTACAATCATTAACAAGACCTAGTAAAGACTACGAACAAAAGAATTCTCAATCCTTAGTTAGGGATTTGGACTCAGTGATCACAAAATTAAATACTTCATTTCAAGATGAGGTTAAACAGGAGATAGAAGCTAAGAGTTTCTTTTTGA